GAGAGTACCGTTACCGGTGTTACCAGCCTTGGCGGTGCTGGTCGGCGTGCCGCTTTGCAGGCCGAGTACCGAGCCCCGCGGCAAGGTGCCGGCGGCCAGGGTGATCGGCTGCGTCACCAGCTTCATGTTGCCGGCGATCAGCTGGTCCGGGATGTAGGTCTCGGCATTGATGCCGGGCAGGCAGGAGTTATCCCCGAGGGTGCTTACAGACAGAGACATTTAGGATCTTCCTTTCTGGAAGGTTATGCCTGGCCGCGGCGTTTCGCGTCGGCGGCAATGATCAACTGGGCCGCGTTTTGCGGCCCGGACGGTGCGGCGTCAGCGCCGACATTCGGCGGACGCACAGCAGACATGCGCTCACGCAGGCCGGAACCCTGACGGGCGACCGGGGCATCCAGCGCAGCGGCATTTAGCGCAGCGATGGCCTGGGATGCAGTCAGGTTGCTATCGAAGGCAAAGACACACGCCTGATTGACGCGACCGGCCTTGACGCCAGCAGCGACAATGGCCGCGCAGCGGATACGCTCGCGCTGGCGCGCGCCCTTGGCGCGACCGGCACGGCTACCCTTTTCCTTGTCGTCTTTGTCGTCTTCTTCTGCGTCGACATCGTCTTCTTCACCTTCGGCACGGCGGGACTCTTCCTCGCGCCGCTCCTCTTCAGCACGGCGAGCATCTTCCTCGCGGCGCTCTTCCTCCGCGCGGCGAGCTTCTTCTTCCTCGCGGTCCTTCTCTTCCATCCGGCGGGCGTATTCGTCGTCGGATTCGCCATCGCGCTGGCGGCGTTCATCATCCTCGCCGCCGTCTTCCATGCGCGGCGAGGTCCCGGACAGGCCGAGGAAATGCGCGAACGGCATCACACGCGCCATCCGCGAGAGTCTGGATTGGGTCATTTGTGGTCTTTCTAAGAGTGGGGTTAGGCCGTCTGCAGCTGCTGAATCAAGGCCCGAAATGCGGCATCGGGGGCCGCCACCTGATCCGCGAGCCCCAGGGCGACACCTCGGTCACCCATATAGGTCGCGGCTTGCGTATCCCGAACCGTGGCGGCCGAGATATTTCGGTTGCGGGCGACTGTTTCGACGAACAGCTCGCCCATCATGTCGATGTCCGCCTGGAAGCGCGCCAGCGCCTCTTCCGACAGCGGTAATTCGGCATGGCCGTCGGCTTTGAAGTCGCCGAAGGTAATGAACGTGACTTTGACGCCAGACGCCGACAATGCCTGGGATAGATCAACGTGCGCGGTAATGACGCCGATACTGCCAACGCCACCAGTTCGCGGGACAACAATCCGGTCAGCAGCGCTGGCGATCGCGTAAGCGGCGCTATAGGCCGATTCATTCAAGATCGACCAGATCGGCTTTCGCCCACGCGCGGCATAGATTGTGTCGACCAGATCGAAGCACCCGGCGACCTCCCCACCAGGGGAGTCGATGTCGAGCACAATCGCCTCGACATTGGGGTCATCGAGCGCGGCAAACAGGTTTTGACGGATACCGTCATAGCCGGTCATGCCGGAGAAGGGGCGCAGTGATCCGAGACGCTGCACAAGCGTCCCCTGAACCTCAATCACGGCGACCGGGCCGGCCATGTCGTAACCGGTGCGAGGGTTCAGCCCCGGCTCGGCAAAGCCATACTCATCGTCCTCCATTGCCAACGGCACCGAACCGCCGCTCAGGCGAACCATTTGGCCGACGCCAAGACGGTCAGCCAGTGCGGCGACAACGATTTCCGCTTTACGCGGATGGATCGCCAGCGGCGTGTTGAAGATTTTTTGCGCGAGGCGCGGCAATACGTGACTCATTCGGCCTCCGGTTCCTTACTGGTGAGATTGGCCGGGACGCCCTCTGCCCATTGCGGCAGGTTGAGCCCCAGTTCCTTGAAGCGATTGACCTCGATCGCGCGCTGCGCCACGACTTCGCGCCAGTCCTGACCGGCCAGCTCGGCGGCCTCTTCCTCGAGCGTGGACAAACCGGCGTCCATACCCAGGATTGCGCCCTGCTTTTCCTTCACCGGATCGGTGTAGCCGCGGCCAGGCCCCATCCATTTCGCCCGTGCATAGGCCGCACGGAACTCGTAGAAGTCAGGCGCCCCTGCCGGCAACGGCAGGTTGTCTACTTCCATCGACTCTTCGAGCACAGCGCAGAAAATCGGCTGGCCAAAGCCGGTGGCGAAATCGGTACGGCGGCGATCAAAGGTTTTCCAGGCTTCCAGCATCGCGGCGCGATAGCTCGAGTAGTTGACGTCAGACCAGTTCTGGCTGATCTGCTGCGCAGACATGCCGGTACCGGCTGCGATGTTGCGCAGCATGGCGTTTTCGAACTCGGCGAAATTGCTATTCGGTCGCTCTGCTGCGACGGTGGCGATCTTCTCGCCCGGGAACAGGATCGGCATTCGCACGTCGCCGAGCGAAATCTTCCGTTCTTTGTGAAAATCGAGCCGGTCCTGCTGGTACACGCTCAGCTGAGACTCTTGGCCTCCGCCGAGGGCGTCTTCCACCAGGCTCGGGTCGAACGGACTTTCGACATAGGCGCCGAAGATTGCATTGATGATTGCAGCATCCAACTCGACATTGTCATACTTTATCAACATCTTGAAACGCTGCAGGACTGGCGCCAGGATACCTGCGCCACCGCGGTGCTGGCCGGCGCGATCGGCATCAAAATCATGAACGACGATCGGGCGCCCCCAGTCGGTTTCGCGCAGGACGCGCTCCCACGTCTGAGCCTTCTCAGCGGCAAACCAGTCGCCGGCATGCGCCTTTCGGATCCAGTACGCGACTGCAGCGCCGTATTCGTCCACCTCAACACCGCCGCGCAGCGCGGTCTGGTCAAACTGTTGCTGCGGATTGGATAGCCGATCAGGGTCGATCAGCTGCACCGTCGTGGCGTAGCGCGCGCGCCCAACACCAACACGCTCCGGCAGCCACGGCAACATTGCCAGGGCATCACCGTCGATCAGCTTGTGCCGAAAACCCAGCCGCATGATTTGCGGAAACGTCAGCTTGCGCTGCGCATCGCAGTAGCGGCCCGGGTCATGCGCCCAGGAGCGCCAGTTAGCCTCAACCGCCTGGCCAAACTCGTCGGCCCATACATGATCGAATGCCTTGATGCCCGTCGCGGCGCGCAGGGCTTGATAATCCGGCTTGGAAACCGGGCGAAAATCGGCGCCGATGACATTGTCGAGCGTCCGCGTCACGGCGGCGCTGGCCCAGCCATCATTGCGAACCAGATCACGAACCCGCGACACGATCCGGTCGCGGAACATATTGAGTTCGCCGTCCGGCGACCACAGATAGGGGCGCCATTCAGCCATGTGGCCACTGTAGATATCGGCGGCGTCGTATGGCAGATTGCCACCGCCGACCAGCATGGACGCACGGCTCGGCTTGCTCACGATGGGACGGCCATCGGAACCGAGGATTTTGACAGGGGCGTCCATTATCTGAAGTTGAACCTCATGGGCCGGCGCGGGCTCTGAACGATGCCCAGTTGCGCCTGCAGGGTTTGAATAAGCGCCGCCAACTGCGGCAGATTAGTGCGGGTGTAGGTGACGGAGCGCGCCCCATCACCCTGCGTATAGGAGTAGCTCTCCCCTTTCGCCCCGGTGGAAATGTCCAGATATGCCTGCTGGGCATTCGCCAGGGCTTGCTGCAGGGCAGTCGTCGACATACCCGCAAGCAGGCTGGTTTTCGGATTGAACAAGGGACGGACTCCCAAAAAAAGAAAACCCACCGAAGTGGGCTAGGCGAGCAAGGAAGCCCGAGACCGGCGAGGCGGCGACGAGCTGGTAACGTCGTTGCTTTGGTTGGATGACGAAGAATCGCCCGGCGCTCCCGCAGGGTTGACTGGCGCAGGCGCAGGCAGCGCGAACATATCACCGGTCGGCGGCTGAACAGCAGCCTCGAGCTTTTCCCACATTTTTTCGGTGTAGCGATGCAGGTCCAGCGTCTGGATGGCAAACATCGAATACACCGTACAGTCGAGCACTTCGTTGCGCCGGCCGGATGGCTTGATCCAGCGGTACTGGTCGCCAGACTGAGTCCGGGCCAATACCCGATACTCGGCGGTCAGTTGCTGGTAAAAGTTAGCCGGAAGTTCATGGCTAAAATGCACCACACCGGGGCCGGATCCGGTCAGCTGCAAACGGCCATGCAAAAGGTCTTTTGCCGTGTCGGTGCCGACCATCCACAGCTTGACGCCCCGCTTGATGGTTTTGCCGCGCCAGTTCACGTCCTGCACTGAGCTGCGACCTTTGATCGGCTTGCCCTGCTGCGAATCGCCTTTCACCGCATGAATCTTGCGGCGCACGCGCTGGCGGCAGAAGTTGTACGCCTGATGCGTAAAGTGACCGCCGGTATCGACCGCCGCCGCCTCAATCGTGAGCATGCAGCCGCCGGCGTGCGGGAACGCAGTTTGCAGGTACGCGTCGAGCTTTTCCCATTCGGTTTCATCGGCCGGATTAGCGTGCAGCACGGCATAATCG